CCATAGGAAAGTTTTTACTTGCAAATTCAAAAAATTCATGAGTGCGATGTATGCCCCATATGGTAGGCACATGATTCCAAGTAAATTGATGCCCTAGAGATTTTATCTTTTCACAATTTTCTATTAGGTTATCCCAACTGCTATTCCATCTGATATAATCATTTACAACACCATATCCATCGCAACTGACACTAAAATGTAATTGAGTAAAATGTTTGGCTAAATCCCAAAAAGTTTCACTAAAAAAATGACCATTGGTGCCAAATGTGAGTCTGAAATCTGTGCTGCCAGCATCAATGCACTTGCGCATAAAGCTGTAGGTTTCTTTCATGATTGTTGGCTCGCCGCCAGTCAAATAAACAGTGTGTTTGTCGGTTAGTGTGTTAACATCTACTGTGTCAATAAGTTTGCTAAATTTATAATTGTCATCCCACTTTTGATCAGGACTGCCCTCTGTTAACTTAGGATGTTGATCAAATTCTTTTTTCAGTAGATGACTGAATTGAGGTGTACACATACGGCACATTAAATTACATTTATTACTGCTTCTAATGTTATAAAAATATGGACTTTCAATCTTTTTTAAGTCATCAACTGATTTGATTCCTAATTCTGCAATGTAATCCAAACTGTCATGAACTCTGTAACTGGTCATTCCTTTATCTTCGTATTCATAACACACACTGCAGTTTTCTGGCATGCGTTCACCGTTTAACATCTTTTGTCTTATTTCTTTATATTCTGAATTGTTACCCCAGTCATCTATGCTCTGCACATCGGACATTTTTTTCTGAGATCTTTGACACAACCTTACTTTGCCGCCTTCATCGTTGCATATGAGCCATGGGTATATACAAAAACTTTTATTTGTTTTAAAGTATTGAATCCAATCGTTGTATGTTGCAATATTGCGATTGTCTTTGTACTTTACAGTTATTCCCCAATAGTTACTGTTGCGTTCAAGTTCTTGAAACAGTTTGAGTGTAGATAGTAGTAGTTTTTTACTGGTCCACTCTTTCATTGGCTGGTCAAGTAGTATTACTTCATCAAAGGTTTTTGCTATCTCAATTAAATATCCGCTGCTTGCATCTGCAATGCCGCTATGATAATAACCAATTTTAGTAGGAGTGTCACCTTCTTTCAATAATCCGTAGTTTTTACTAAGGTTATCTTGTGCAAGTTTTTGTGTCTGATTGTCAGTGTCTTCGGTGTTGTTACCTATGACTAGAACTTTTTTGTTCATCAATTATCCTATGGAAAATTTGCAGTGTTAGATAATTTCTAACCAAAAATACTTATCATTAAATTCTGTTATACTAAATAAAAAGTCACATCAGTGACACCAGGCACAAATAAAACATACTATAGGCATTTAGGCAAACAAGAGGCAGCATGAAGTTACCAAACGATGCAGAGGCACAACTAAATCGATTACTAGGCGCATTTATAAGGCAAATACCAGAGGCACCAGAATATCGAGACAGACTGGCTGAAGAATGTGAGATTATTCTCCAACTTCGCTTTGTCGATTACTTCCTAACAATTTGCGATGTACTGACGCTGACCGCGGACATTCCCCACATGACCAGAGGTTCAGCAGGGTCAAGTCTTGTGTGTTACCTATTAGGTATCACCGATGTGGATCCCATAAGATGGCAAATACCGGTTGCACGTTTCCTAAATCCTTTGAGGGATGACTTGCCAGATGTGGACATAGACTTTCCACATTGGCAACAGGATACTGTGATGCAAAGAGTATTTGCGAAATGGCCTGGTCGCAGTGCAAGAATCAGTAACTATGTGCTATACAAGGAGCGCAGTGCTCGCAGAGAAGCAGCACGCCGTCTTGGCGCATCTGGCAAACTCCCTCGCAATTTTAAGTATGAAGATTATGACATCGATAAGGAAGAGGCAATGAGACTCGAAAAGAAACTACTAGGCAAAAAAAGATCAATATCAAAACACTGTGGTGGAATTGTAATATTACAGCACAAACTACCAAAAAGTCTAATCAATCAAGACAATCAGTTGATGCTGGACAAAAGAGAAGTAGAAGATTTAGAACACTTAAAAATAGACATACTAGCCAACAGAGGACTATCACAACTGTTGGAAATAGACAGCGACACACCACTGGAAGCATATCCAGAACAAGATTTTGAAACATCACAACTACTATGCAGAGGTGATGTATTGGGCGTAACGCAGGCTGAGTCCCCGGCCATGCGACGCCTGTTCCAAGCAATACAACCACAATCAAAAAGTGACTGTGTGTTTGCCACAGCACTGATACGTCCTGTGGCCACAACAGGTAGACAAAAAGCAGCATTTTTTCATGACTGGACAGAACAGGCATTGGAAGATACCATAGTGTATGAGGATGATGCCATACGCAAAATTGCAGGATTAATTGGTTGTGACATGTATGAAGCAGACATGTATCGTCGTGCATTTGCAAAACGTGATGAAGAACGTGTGATGGAGTTCATGGGGAGAATGGGAGAGTGTGAGGACAAAGACCGGATTATACAAGAACTATATGGCTTGGGTAACTTTGGGTTGTGTAGAGCACATGCTGTGAATCTTGGAAGGCTGATTTGGGCATTAGCATACCAAAAAGCACACAACCCAAAGGCTTTTTGGCGTGCAGCACTCAAACACTGTGTGGGATCATACAGACGTTGGGTACACAAGACAGAAGCAAAGAATGTGGGCTGGGATCTGCGTGACCTGGGTTATGAAAATGGCATCACCAGCACGCCGCAAGCACAGTATCGCAAACATGGTTATTGGACACAACCAGAGTTTATGCCGGGCATGTTTGTGCAAGAAACATGGGGAGACAGAGTAAACTTTGCTGGCTTGATTGCAAATGGTAGAACTTTTAGAGGTGAAAGTGGACGCTATGTTACATTTGTTACTGCAGGCATAGCCAATGGCGAATACTTAGACATCACTGTAAAGAAACCATTTTCTCACAAAGATCATGATGTCATAGTTGGCAGCGGCAAAATACGAATGAACAACGGGTCACGCTACATAGAGTGTTATGATGCACAAGGATATAGACTAGAGCGTTATGTCAATCAGTAACAAGATCTACTCACTTTTTAACCCCGCTAACATATCTTTTAGTTTGCTGCTCTGCACACTGGCTGTGATTTTGCCCACATCTTCATCATCTGCAGTGACAGTACTGCCACCTTCTTTTGATTTGATCTGTTCATAGATACTGCTTGACTGTTTCTTAAACTGTTGATACTCTTCGTCTTCGCCTAAATCTCTGATGCGTAAACTTTCAATATCAAACTCTAAGTCAATCTTTTGACCAACTCCACTTGAACTTCTAGTTTTCATTAACTGTATCTGATAGCGTCCACGCTCACGCATTGCACGACTTGTAAAGATACCAAACACATTATCCGCTGTGTTAATCTTACTTAGTCCGCCCGAGATATGACTGTGATCAAACTCAATCTCATCCACTGCACCTCTGTTCAGCTGACTTGCTGTTACAAACACACAGTTAAGTTCTTTAGCCAAGTTACGCAGTTCTTCACTAACATACTTGTCTTTGACAAACAGATCACTTGGACTAACTTTAGCACTAACCGGCATAAGCAAATCCAAGTAGTCTATGAGCAAGAAGTCAATGTTCCATCCATTTTTAATCTGCAGTTCTTTCAAGTATGCACGGATATCATTAACATTGCTCTGTGCTGGCATGTATTTGATTTGTAAATGTCCTGCTTTTTTGCCAACCATACGAACTTTCATTTCCACAGTGTCAAGATCTTTGAACACCTCCTTAGTCGACACATTTGTCATCATGCTGTCAATGCGCATTGCACTCAAGCCTTCTGACAGTTCCAGTGTGAGATACACACCATTCAGTCCTTGTGTTACCCAGTTCACTGCTAGGTTCTGCATAAACAAACTCTTACCTGATCCTGATCCACCTGCAAAAATATTGAGTTCACCTTTGTTCATGCCGCCAAACAGTTTACGATCCATAGCGGGCCAACCTGTGCTGATCTGTCCG